TACCCAGACAAAATAGCAGATCAGATTTCAGATAGAATTGCTGATTATATTATAGCAGGCAACAGTAGCCATAGGGCGGCAGTTGAAACATTGGTTACAACAAACCTAGTTACTATAGCAGGCGAATATAAAAGTTCTGTACCAATTAACAAAGAGCACATTGACGAAATTGTTAGAGGTACAGTTAGAGAAATTGGTTATGAACAAGAAGGGTTTCATTGGGAAAGTTTAAAAATATACAATGAACTACATGGTCAGAGTCCTGACATAGCATTAGGTACGGATGACTTTGGAGCAGGCGACCAAGGACTTATGTTTGGATATGCTTGTAAAGAAACACCAACATATATGCCAAGTGCTATTTACTATAGTCATAAAATTCTACAATACTTAGCAAGTGAAAGACGTATATCTTACTCATGGTTAGGACCTGATAGCAAAGCACAGGTTACAATGGAATACGATAGTGTTAATAATCCTGTAAGAGTTAGTAGAGTTGTATGTAGCAGTCAGCACACAGAAGAATTCAGTTTAAGTGCTGTACAAGACGGTATTAAAGAATTAGTAATAAAAGCATTAGAAGAAGCAAATGCTCCTATTGACGATGACACTGAATACTTAATTAATCCAACAGGTAAATTTGTAATAGGAGGACCAGATGGAGATACAGGACTTACTGGACGAAAAATTATTGTTGATACTTATGGTGGGTATGCTCCACATGGTGGCGGTGCTTTTTCAGGTAAAGACTGCACTAAAGTCGACAGATCAGCGGCATATATGGCTAGATATTTGGCAAAGAACATTGTAGCATCAGGCCAAGCAGATAACTGTACAGTACAACTAAGTTATGCCATTGGTGTCAAAGAGCCAACTAGTGTATATGTATATGCTGACGGTGAAGTTAGAGCCGACTTAGCAGATATACTAAGAGACAGAGTCGACTTGACACCTTTAGGAATAATCACAAAGTTTGATTTATTTAACATTAAATTATCAGACACAACAAACTATGGACACTTTGGTAATACATCAATGCCATGGGAACAAATTGATTTGTTTTAATGAAAGAATTTTATCAAGATTTAAAGAATGCTATTAGAACAGTTCCTGATTTTCCTATACCCGGAATACAATTTAGAGACATAACAAGCCTTACAGAAAACCCATTGGCATTTAATAAGGCATTAGTAGATTTAACTAATTTGTCTTTTAAAGCCACAAAGATTATAGGTATCGAAAGTAGAGGATTTGTATTCGGAGCACCTTTGGCTAGAGACATGGATGTTCCTTTTATTATGGCTCGAAAGCCAGGCAAGTTACCTAATGAGACTTACAAAAAAGATTTTGATCTAGAGTACGGTAGTACTAGTTTAGAAATACAAAAAAATACAGACATAGTTCCAGAAGACGTTGTTGTAATAATTGATGATTTAATTGCTACTGGAGGCACGGCGATTGCCTGTGCTGACTTAGTACACGAAAACTTTAATGTGCCAAAAGAAAATATTACAGTATTGGCAATAATTGACTTGACAGACTTAGGCGGATTTGCTAAAATAGTTGCTCAAGGGTATAACGCAGGTGCTCTTATTGAATATGAAGGAGAATAATGGCACAACCACAACAACAGCAAAAGCCAGTAGATAAAAAACTGGAAGAACTTAAAAAGAAACAAGCACAGGATAGGCGCAATGGCTAAAAAGCCACTACTACAAATTAAAGATATCATGGCGGCTGTAGATCGCAAGGACTATGGTTACTATGAGCGTCTAACAGACGAACAACGTAAAAGTTTAAACTTGTGGATGACGCAAAGATATGCTAGTAGTGTTCAAGGAAAGTTTGCTGGACATTATCTTGTAATGATTAATGAGTTTATGAATACACATTGGAGTGACGTAAGTAAACACCCAGAATTACAATGGAAACTGATGTGTTTAGCAGGAACTGGTAAACCTCAATTCCATCCGTTTGTTAAAGTACCAAAAGCAAAACGTAAAAAAGATAGAGTTGAAGAAATAATTAGAGAGTTATTTCCGTTACTAAAAAATGACGAAATTGAATTATTTTTAAAGATGAACTCTAAAGAAGAATTAAAAGTATTAGCAATGGAAAGCGGGGTCGATGACAAAACATTAGATGAGGCTTTTAAATGAGTTTTGCTTGTAAGTATTGTGGAAGAGAATTTACATCTGAAAGAACAATAAATGTCCACATGTGTTCTCAAAAAAGAAGATTTGTAGATAAAGATTTAACACATGTAAGATTAGCATTTAGAACATATCAAAAGTTTTATGAAATGAATATGCAGAATGCCAAAACAAAAACATATGATGATTTTGCTTCTAGCAAATACTATGCTGGTTTTGTTAAATTTGGTAGAAAAATGGTCAACGAAGAATTGTTAGAACCAGAAAATTACGCAGAACATTTGATTAGAGAAAGTATAAAATTATCGGACTGGACAAAAGACGCAGTATACGATCAATATTTAAAAGACTTAATTAAAAAGGAGCCAGCACAACGTGGAATAGAAAGAACAATAAAATGTATGGAAAGTTGGGCACAAGAAAAAGATAAATCTTGGAATAATTATTTTAGAGAAGTATCTCCTAACTTAGCAATACATCATATAAGAGGCGGTAAAATTTCGCCATGGCTCATATTCTTAAGCGAAAGCGGACAAGACTTATGGGCAAACTTAAACGAAGAACAAATAAAATTAATTAAGGATATAGCGGACCCAATGTTTTGGAGACGTATATTTTTAAAAAATCAAGAAGAAGTAAAACTAGTACAAGACATTGCGGAGGCATCAAGTCTATGAAAATTAAATTAATTAGTCACAGTCAGGCACCAATGGAAGACGCTCTTCATAAGCATTCTGCTTTGGATCTGATCGCCTATTGTGCCCGGGTAAGTAACCCTACTAATCAAAATAATACAGAAACAAATGAGAAACTTGTGAAGTATTTGATGAAACACAAACACTGGTCGCCATTAGAAATGGTATCAGCATGTTTGGAAATAGAAACAACCAGAGACATTGCTAGGCAACTATTACGACATAGAAGTTTTAGTTTCCAAGAGTTCAGTCAACGTTATGCTGACCCAACAGTAGATTTGGATTTTGAACTTAGAGACGCAAGACTACAAGATCCTAAAAATAGGCAGAATAGTATTGTAAGTGATGATCCTGAACTACAAGCACAATGGGAAGAGAAGCAGAAACAAGTTATAGAGGCGTCCTTAGACGCATATAACTTCGCTGTAAGCAACGGTATTGCCAAAGAGCAGGCCAGAGCAGTACTACCCGAAGGAAACACGTTAAGCAGGCTCTACGTTAACGGTACGTTGCGTAGTTGGATTCACTACATTGAATTACGTGGTGCTAATGGTACACAATTAGAGCATATGGAAATTGCTCATGCTGTAGCAGATGTTATTTCTAAAATATTTCCATTAGCAGAAGAGTTTAAAGGTAAAGAAATATGAACAAACGACAAGAAATGCTAGTAATAACAATGGAAGAATGTGCTGAACTTAGTCAGGCATGTAGTAAACTAATTCGTTTTGAAGATGATCGCAGTGAACAAGACGTTGCGAACTTACAAGATGAGATAGGTGATGTAATGTGTATGATTGATATTATGAAACATAGCGGTCTTGTCAGCGAAGAGCAAATTGAAGAACGTAAGAAAGTTAAAAAAGAAAAACTAATGAAGTGGAGTTTATTGTTCAGTGAAGATTGATTTTGATGTAGACATTGATATGGAAAACAGAGATAACCTTTTATCTGTGTTAAGGCATATTGGTGGCAGTATCAAACGTCCAGGTGGCATGGAAAAACACAACACAGGCGTTTATATACAGCCTATACCCCATGATCCGCTTACTGGGTTGAGCAACATAGATCACAAAGAAGCAGAAGGTATTGGTTACTTTAAATTAGACGTTCTTAATAATAGTGTGTACAAAGGCATTAAAACAGAAGGTGAACTAGATGACCTTTGTACCATGGAACCGATGTGGAATCTATTTGGACATAAAGAAATAGTAGAACAACTATTTCATATTAATAATCATTATGATATTGTGTCGCAACATCTACCAACAAATATAGAACAACTTGCTATGATATTAGCAATGATAAGACCTGGTAAAAGGCATCTAGTAGGTAAAAGTTGGGAAGAAATACAATCGCAGGTATGGGTGAAGCCTGATAATGATTCTTACTTCTTTAAAAAGTCACATGCGTATAGTTACGCAATGGCTATAATTGTACAATTAAATAAAATTGTTACTGATCTTTCTTAACTAACTGAATAGTTCGTCTTTTAATTCTTTTCTTAACTATTTTTTGAATGCTTGTAACTGGCCCAAATTGTATCTCAACATCCTTATTATTAAACGTCCGTAAGCATCTTCTAAAAAGTTGCATTTCTTGAAATAAAAATATATCGATTGGTATTTGTCTGTTTGATTCCCACCACCATGTTTCTGCCAATGAAACAAATTCCTTTTTCTCTTCTGGTGAGCCTAATTTATTATAGTCGTAAAAAGAAGTTACAGTATTGTCTTGATTCTGTACTATGCCAAAATAATCCTTTCCACCAGATGTTATCATAGTGAAGAATGGAAAATTTTCTTCTATCTCTTTTTGGTCCTGCATAGAATTTATTTATAAAGAAAATGATAAATATTAAGGAAGGAATGAGCATGTATGAGCAGTATAACACTATATTCTTACAGAATAAACGAAATAGACCTTGTAAAAAAGCAAGAAAACCTTTTTCTGGATAACAAAACTATGAACAAAAAAGAATTTGTAGCACATAAAGGAATGGACAATAAGTTTTTTATTAGTCTACGAGACCAAGATAGAAAACTTCAAAACGTTTACAACACTGAGGTTAGGGCAGATATCATCAAATACGCAACTAATGAAAGAGTGCTAACTAAGTATGCCAAACCGATGTTAGAAAAAGGCCAAGCAGAATTGCTATTAGCAGAATCAGATTTAAACAATTTAAGTCCGGGACAATATAAAATATCATTTAAGTTTTTAGAAGAAGATGGCACGTCGACACCAGTATTTTCAGATTACAATGGCGGCGTACTATGTACTCTATTAGTAAAAGAAGATGCCAACCCTACACCAGTAGCAACACAGATTGCTAATGTATGGAATCAGACTAAAAATATAAACTTTGGCGATGCCGCTAATGTATTTACAAGTGGTTCTTTTGTTGGTAATAAAACATATAATTTTAATAATGCCAATCACACAATTGGTATTTACACAACTGGGTTTACTGGTAATGTATTTGTAGAAGGCAGTTTAGGTTTAGAAGCACCGTCAAGTGATGACACTAATTGGGCACCTATATCTATAGTAAATACATTGGATCGAATACCTTTAGCAAATACTTCAGGGCCAACATACTATAACTTTACAGGTAATTTTAATTATTTAAGATTCAAGTATTCGCCAAGTGCAACAAATTCAGGATCATTCGATAAAATTCTCTTAAGAAATTAAATACATGTATGCACATTTTAAACGATGGCAAACATGCTTTTGTATTTCCGCCTAGGTGCGGTACTAGATGGATAGCCTCGGAACTATATGATCGTGGAATACTAGATACCAAAGCACCAAATCACGAATTTAATCTACATACCACTGACGTAAAAATATTTATGTTTGTTAGAAATCCTTTTGAAAGAGAAAGAAGTCTACATAGGTGGTTATCAGAAACAAAACAAAAAGACATCACGGTGTTTACATTTGAAGAATATGTTAATAGTGAGTGTTTTGAAATAGAACCTAGTTGGTACACTAGATATGGCGACTTAAATAGTCACGTACAACATATAGATATTGCTAATTTAACAACCTTCTTTAAAGAAACATTTGATATAGACTTACCAGAATATGATAATTTTTATCACTTGGCAGATGACCATCGCAATGATGATGAAATATTTAATAATAAACAGATAGTAGAAAAAATACTCAATAAATATCAAGAAGATCTAAAACATATCAAATTTGACTTGACAAAGTACATCTAATAAAGTATAATAACAGCAATGGAGCACTCTGAAGCAATACAACAGGTACACGAGTTACTAACATCTCATATACCGCATAAGCACAAGAAGACACCTGCTGGTTGGGTAACTTTTAGTTGCCCTATGTGTAATGATAGAAGGAACAGAGCAGGTGTAATTGCTACTGGGCCTAAAATAGCATTTAATTGTTTTAACTGTGGCTTTTCAACTGGCTGGAGTCCTAGTAAAAAGATTGGTAAGAAATACAAAGACTTAGTTGTAAAGTTAGGCGCAACTAACGAAAGTGTAAAGAAACTTGTACTAGAACTTATGAAAATAGAAGAGTTCGACAACGAAGTTGACGATATTGTAGTAAGTTATGAAAAGTTTAAGCCTGTTGAACTACCTAACGCAATTAGTTTAAATGACATACCTAAGTTGCCTTATAATAAAACACATAGTGATATACTAGAGTACGCATATAGTAGAGGTTTGTTAAAAACACATTATGACTTCTTTGTGTGCGATGACTTAATGATGAAAAATAGGTTAATTATACCGTTTTACTATAACCAAGAAATGGTCGGACATGTAGGTAGGCATATTAATCCGCCAACCAAAGAAACGCCAAAGTATGTTAACAACAGTCAAAGTGGGTATGTGTTTAACATTGACAAATACATTTACTCAGACAGAGATATTGTTGTTGTTACAGAAGGTGTAATTGATGCTATACTCATAGACGGCATAAGTGTATTAGGTAATAGTATGAACGAACGACAGATACAACAGATAAATTCGTTAAATAAACGTGTAATACTTTGTCCAGACAGAGATGCTCCAGGCAAAGAGTTGATAAGGCAGGCCGCTGATCTAGGGTGGGAAGTAAGTTTCCCACCATGGCACACAGATTGTAAAGATGTTGGCGATGCGGTTACCAAGTATGGCAGACTTTTGACATTATCTAGTATAATTAAACATACAGTATCAAATGAGATTAAAATTAAAGTACAGAGCAAAATGCTATGAGTGAAATTAAAGATTACGGCGAAGATATACAAGAATTGTTTTTAAGATTCTTAGTTACAGATCCTGACGTATTTGTAAGAGTAAACAGTATTGTACAGCCTTACATGTTCAATAGAAAATACAGAGAAGCAGTAGAGTTTTTAAAAGATCATGCTGGAAAATATGCTAGTATTCCTACATTAGAGCAATTAGAAGCAGTGAATGGCATTAAACTTCAACCAGTAGAAGACGTACATGAAAGTCATATGAACTGGTTTATGGATGAGTTTGAAACTTTCTGTAGACACAAGGCATTAGAAAAAGCAATACTGGACAGCACAGATTTATTAGAACAGCACGACTATGGTAGTGTAGAAGCACTTATTAAAGAAGCAAGTGGTGTTGGTCTAGTTAGCGATTTTGGTTTAGATTACTATGAAAATCCTAAAGAAAGATTACAATGGATTAAAGAACAAGCAGGCGGTATAAGTACAGGCTGGAAAAAGTTTGATCAAAAACTGTTTGGCGGTCTAAACAGAGGCGAACTAACAGTATTTGCTGGAGGATCAGGTGCTGGTAAAAGTTTGTTTTTACAGAACTTGGGTGTTAATTGGAGTCAAGCAGGACTTAATACTGTATATTTAAGTTTAGAGTTGAGTGAACAACTGTCAAGTATGCGTATTGATGCTATGGTTAGTGAGTATGCTACTAGAGATGTTATGAAAAATATGGACGACGTCCATTTAAAAGTAGTAATGAAAGGTAAAG